GAATTGACAGGGTTTGGCCCGGACCAAGGGTAGCGCCCCAATCGGCGGTCTGCTGGGCGGTGGTGTAGAGCGCCGAGGTCGTGGCAGTCGTCAAGGATCGCTTGACAAGTGATCCGTCCAGAATGTCGACCTCATACACCTCGCTGTCCTCTGCCAAGGGCACATCGCCCATGCCCCAATTGTCAGCAGCGAGCGACCGAGACCGGCGTGCCCAGCGGATCGTCAAATCGCCCGGGCTGCGCGCGCTGCGCCACGGCTGCTCCACATGGGCGACCGAGAACGGCCGCAGCCCAGCGCCATTTGGAGTGAAGGGAATTGCGACAAAGGTGTCATCGCTGACCGGATTTGAGGCCGGGCCGATGCGCCAGTTCCAAGGTAGGCCGAGATCAGCTTCAGCAATTGGCAGCGATGCCAAGGTGGCGTCCAGAACTACGATCCGGGCACCGGTCGAGACCATGCTGACGACAGCTCCTTCTGTCCCCCGCTGGCCACGCAGCAATCGGGTAAGACGATAGCGCCCCGGCGCAATCAGCTCCGCGTTCCCAGCCTGGACGATCTCCCACTGCCCAGCGCCGGTTTCCACGGCCAGTGCGTTAGACCCACCCAGCAGCGTGATGTCGGTGACGCTTTCCAGCGTGCCTGAATACAGATCCACCACTAATGGATTTCCTAGATCGAAACGCGACACCGGCCCGGCATAAAAGCTTTCCGCCAGCACACCGATCCGGGCGCGGCCGCCAAAGGTTGTCAGCAGCGCAAAACCATCTGTTGCGGCACTGCGATACACCGCCATTTCGCCGGGCCACGGCTTTGCATAGGCGGCGACAAAGGGACGATGTGCCGGTTGATCCTCGCGAAGTTGCGGCAGGTCCAGCAGCATCACATCGGGCGTGCCAAATACCATGGGCGTCGAGAGCGAGGCCGGGCGCGGATCGCCAGGCGGCAAATCGTAGACGGCACGGTCCTGACGCACAGCATCGATGCTGCGCAGGTCCGAGTCCGCGATGGACACCAGCCGCATTTCTGTCAGACGTCCATCATGGTCGAGCAAGATCACGTCGCACGGGTCCAGCGCCAAGCGTGACGGCGGCAGGCGGAACACCGCGCTTTCGCGCCCACACCAAGCCTCCATCAGCGCGCGACGGCAGCGGCGTTCGGCCTCTTCGGGAGGCACTGCCATCGGAAAAGCCTCGGACGCGATGCGTGTGGTATCAACGGTGATGCGCCGCGCTTCGACCTGGGCCGCGTCATAATCCTCATCGGCGCGCGCGACTTGCCATTTGAGCGCCTGCGGCAGTTCGGTTTCCTGCGCGCGGATCAATTCCATCACGTCGCCCTGTGCCGATGTGGATGCCACCATGCTGTCAGGCGTGATGGTGAGACCGGCAATGCGGCCGCGCATCAGGAACGTGATGCGCCCCTCGCTCTCAATGGCATCGAAGCCGAAATGTCGGGCCAGTGTGGAAATCGAGGCGCGCGGGGCTTCTAGTGCGGAGATCACATAGCCCTCGATTGCACCCCACAGTCCGGAAACGTCGATCTGAGCCTCCGGCATTCCTGCGCGCAGGCAAAGGTGGCGCACAAGCGCTGCCAACGATACCGAGCCGAGCCGTCCCGTCAGCCAGTGGCCGCGCCGCCAGTTCGGGCCGTCTGTCCAGACAGTGGTGAGTTCGGGAAAGAACGGATAGGGCCGTGCGTCCCAGGTCCAGGCGGCGCATTCGGGGACGTGGACCATCGGGGCTGCATAGACAGAGGAGGTCGGATTGTTCGCCGATGCGCCCCAAAACAGATAACTCGCCTCAAGATAGGCGCGCTGGATCGCATCGTCGCTCCAGCCGCGTGAGAAATACGGCGTGAAGCTCTCCGACGACTTTGGGTCGAAGAACACATTCGGCTGATTGGTGCCGCGGTCAATCGCCGGGCAGCCCAATTCGGTAAACCAGATCGGCTTTGACTGCGGCACCCATGCCGTTGGTGTGCCGCTCTCAACGCCACCCGGCCGATTGAAATGCGGGCTTTGCCACCATGCGCGCAGATCCTTGAAGCGGAAGACCCATGGTTTGGCCGCTGCGCCATCGGTGATCGGCGTGCGATTTTGCACTGTCCGGTCGGCGGGGTTAGCATAAAACCAATCGAACCCTTCGCCACCCAAGATGTTGGATTGCAAATAGGCGCGGTCGTAAATCGCCGGGGCCAGTGCTGCATCGGCATGATCAAAGCCGTCACGCCAATCCGACAGCGGCATGTAGTTATCAATTCCGATGAAGTTGATGTTGGCATCCGACCAGAGCGGATCGAGGTGAAAATACACATCGCCAGACCCGTCGCCGGGATGATGCCCAAAATACTCCGACCAGTCAGACGCATAGCCGATCTTGGGCCCAGCGCCGAGGATGGTCCGGACGGACGAGGCGAGGGATTTGAACGCGGCAACGGCAGGATAGGTGCTGACCCCGCTCCGGATCGTGGTCAAGCCGGGCATTTCTGACCCGATCAGAAACGCATCGACGCCCCCGGCGGCTTTGCACAGATGCGCATAGTGCAGGATCATCCGGCGCAGGGACCATTCACCAGCGGGGCCGGTCCAGCTGACATTTTCGCCGGACACGCTGAAGTTCGCAGGCGTGGCGGTGCCGAACATGGCCGTGACCTGCGTTGCTGCCGTTGCGGTTTTGTCCACGGTTCCGGCGAAGCCCGCTGCTGGGGAGCATGTGATCCGGCCGCGCCAGGGGAAAGTTGGCTGGCCCATCCCGGAAGCATTGGCGCTGTAAGGATTAGGTTTGGTGTTGCCGGGTGGCACGTCCATCAGGATGAAGGGATAAAAGGTCACCCGCAGTCCGCGCGCCTTCATTTCCTTGATCGCTTGCACCACGGCAAAGTCTGCAGGCGTGCCGCCATAGACGGGGCGATCCTCGGCATCGCGACTGACCAGAAAGGCCTCCGAGCGTGCGACCCCGTTCACCGACCATACCGAGGGTGTCGTGGTCTTTGCCGAGACCTCTACGCCGGGACGAACATTGCAATTGCCTGCCCGCAGATCGTCGCCAAACCACGCCACGACCAGAGAGACGCTCTCCACAGCAGGGGCCATGGATTGCAGGCGGTCCAGCGCAACAACGATGTCGGCGGTATCGGAAATGGCATTCAGGTTCTCGGCGACGGTCGCGCCACCGGCGCCGGAAGATTTCTTTACCGGGGCTGTGGCATAGCTGAATTCGCCCGAGGCTGGGATCAGGGTGACAGCTTTCACCAGCCCCTCGGCGGTGTCGGGATCCGCCAGCGGCCGGAACACTTCAAAGCTGATCTGTGGCAGGCGGTTGCCAAACCTGCTGAGGTCCAACTCCTCGAAGACCACATAGGCCGTACCACGATAGGCGGGGGTGTCGGCCGCGCCCATCTTCGCCGAAATGAACGGATCGGGGCTTTGCGCCTCGTCGCCGGGATACCAGCGCCAAGTGACGCCCGTCATGTCCATCGCTTTGCCGTCCGCCCAGATGCGGCCAATGCCAGTGATCTCCCCTTCGCACAGCGCCACGGCAAAGCTGGCGTAGTAAAGATATTCCGTGGTTTTGACCTTCGGGCCACCACCTTTTCCGCCACCTTGACTGGTGGTTTTGGTCTCTTCGCGGAAGTCCGTCGCCCAGATGATGTTGCCGCCGATGCGCATGCGACCGAAAAGGCGCGGGATCACGGCCCCTTCGGTCGAGGAGGTAATCCGCAAACTGTCGAGCCGTGCGCCCTCGATGCGTTGGGCTGGGGCGAGGGACGACACGATCCAGCTGTCAACCACCGAGCCAATCGTGGACCCGATGAAACCTCCGATGGCAGCACCGGAAAAGCCAAGGATGGCACCGCCGAAGCCAGCACCGATTGCGGAGCCAACGGCACCGAGGACGAGTGTTGCCATGAAAGGTCTTTCAGATGTTGCTGGAGCGCGGGAACAGGAAGGCGAAAGCGATGCGCCGCTGCCAAGTGGGGGTCAGAAACTCCTCGACGACGCCAAGCCGTTCATAGGAATGGATGAAGCTGTCAGGCGCGGTGAGGATCCCAACATGCTTGGCGATTGCGCGCGGTGCCATCCGGAACAGGATGAGCGCGCCGGGACCGGCTTCGGCGGGCTTGATTTCCGGCATCATCTGGCGCGCACCATCCGCCAGAACTTCGCGTGGTCCAGTCTCGCCCCAATCCCGGCTGTAGGGTGGAATGGGGAACGGCTCTTCGCCCACAACCTCACGCCAGACGCCGCGTGCGAGACCGAGGCAATCGCAGCCGACGCCGCGCAGGCTGGCTTGATCGTGATAGGGAGTGCCCAGCCAAGACCGCGCGACGCCGATGACCAAGGTGGGATCGGCCGCAGAGGGAAAATGGCTCACAGCACGTTTCCTTCATGGCCGCTGTCCTGGCTGGCATAGCGCAGCACGGCGTCCTGACCCGGAATGTTCGGAAAGCCGCGGAAGTTGACGGTGTTGGCAAACTTCGCGCCGCAGGTTGCCAGCCGCTTGTCGCAGCCAGCTCGGGCGATGAAACCGTCGCCCTCAGCGATGGCGCGCACCGGGGCTTCCAGCAGCGTCAGGTTGGCGATTGCATCAGCAATGCCGTGCGCCAGCACTTCGGTGACCCGCCCGGCATTGGCACCGCTGGTCCAAGTGATCGTGCCAGATGTGAACCATCCAGCGTCATAACCGGCCAGCCCCGTGGCCATGTATGCCCGGTCACGCAAGATGTCGCTGACGACGCCAGTGCCCTTGTAGACAGCGTTTCCCAGATTTATCCGGCAGCGCGCGTCGCCCAAACGGGCATCACACCCCGCCTGAAACGTCCGCCCGACGGTCTGACCCAGCACATGCGCCAGTGACCGCACTTCGGCCACAAAAGCCATGCGGCCGCGCCGGATTTGACCAACCGCACCTCGGCGCAACAAGACGCGCTGGTTGGCATCGGCCCAGTTCACCCGCCACAGCTCCACCGCAGCGTTGTCCCAGCGCCCGTCAAGGATGTCGGTTTCGGTGATCCGGTCCGAGGTCAGCACGCCGCTCGCGTCCTGCGCATCGACAGCCAGGTCGGATCCAGATCTGATTTCAGAAGCGGCGAAGCCACTCTCTGGCTCAAATTCAGTGCTATCGAAACTGAGGGCGCGATCATGATCTGTGAAACCCAGCGCGACACCATCTGCCCGCGAAATCCGCCAACACCAAGACAAAGTGGTGGTGCCATCGTCGAGATGGGCCTGCAGGGCAGGAGAGAGGTTTTTCATCTGCGGATCTCCAGCAGCGGAATAGATGTGATTGATCCCAGCCGTTCAATGTCGAGGGTGACGTCCAGCACATCGGTGTCAAAGCGCACCGGCACATCGAATTCGAAGCCAGCGCGAACAATGACGCCGTTTCCCGGTGCCGTGGTGAAGGTGACGACGCCGGTGGTGGTATCGACAGTCCAGCCCGACATCTGCTCCACCATGCCCAGCGCCATACGAACCGTGCCAGCCATTGGCTTGGCAATCGTGCGCGTCCAGCTTTGCGCGCCGGAGACGTAGCGTTTGGCCAGTTGGAAGATTTTTAAGCTGCCGGTTCCGGTCCCAATCTGCTGGTCGGTCGCAGTGATCTCTTGCGATGGCAGGCCGGACTTGTAATCTGCCCAATCCTTGTAGCGAAAGCCAAGCAGGCGACCGTTGCGCGCCTCGAAGAACGCAACCACCGCCGCCAGATCATCGGCCCGTCGGATCCCATAGGCGACATCATAGCGGCGGCGCGAATTGGCCCAGCTGGCATTGCGTTCTTCGTCGCCGCTCGCCAGTTCGACAATTTGGGTGCGCCGTTCTGGCCCGCCCCGCGCACCACGGCTGATGTTGTCGGGGAACCTGACTTCGTGGAAGGCCATCACATGCCTCTCCGGCCAAGCGACACGGCACGGGCAATGTCTGCCGCCACCTGCGTGCGCGATTGGCGGAAGCTTTCGGCATCGCGCGACATGATGGTGACGTTGACGTTGGGGGCGCTGGACTGACCATAGCCAGCCGCTTCCCGGCGCGACAACACGCGCTCGCCCCGTTGCAGGATCGCCGGAACCTCGTCGGGCCGCAGTCCCGCCCAGCCGCCCGCGTGCATGCGCGGGGCACTGGCGAAGGCCATTGCTGGCACCATTCGGCCCGGGCCCGGCGATCCGACCATGCCGCCCGCATGCAGGATGTTGGCGAAGATGCCACCCGCGCCGCCCAGCGCGCCCGAAAGCGCATTGGCAATGGGCCCGAGGATGAAGCGCCGGGCCGCCAGCTTGGCAAGATCGGCGATCATTGAGGTGACCAGATCGCGGAAATCCAGCTTGCCGGTTTTCACGAACTCACCCACGGCGTTTTCGGCCGAGGAGAAGGCAGAAACCAGCGCGTTGCCGATATCGCCACCAATTTCGAGGGCCTTGGCGGCATAGTCGGCGAGCGCTGCGGTGACTGCGCCCCAGCCTTTTGCGGCTTGCTCCGCGCCCTCGGCTGCTGCCGCCCCGGCAGCGCGTGCGGCAGCTCCTGCACCACCGGCAGCGACGGCAGTGTCGTCCAATTCCAGCCCGAGCGCGTCAGCCGAGGCGGCAGCGTCGGCCAGTGCGGCTTCAGCCTCCGCCCCGCTGCCGGTCACGGCGTTGCGCAGCGCTTGCCAGCTGGCCAACGGCCGACCGGCGGCATCTGCCAGCATGCCTGCGGCCTCGCGGTAACCATCAGCGCGGGCGCGGGCGTCGTCGGCCATTGTGCCAAGGCCGAGGTCAGGCGGTTCCAGATAGGT